GGCCGGAAAGAATGGCGTCGACACGATCAACAGCAGCGACACCTCGGCGCAGACCCAGACCCAGAAGCTGGAGAAACAGCTGAAGGACCTGGACAAGGCCCGGGCGGATGCTTTGAAGGCTGGCGGATTCACCGCTGAAGAGGAAACCAAGTACGCCGCGTCGCGGAAGAACATCGAGCAGCAGATCGCCGATATCAAGGAGCGGGAGGCGAAGAAGAACGCGCCGAAGACCCGCGGCCAGAACGCCGGCGTGCGGGAAGCTGACAACACCGCCTCCCGCCTGCTGGCCCAGTACGACCCGGCGGCCCAAGCCGCGCGCACCCTGACCAAGGAGGAGAGCCAGCTCCAGTTGGCCCTGTCCAAGGGCAAGATCACCCGCGAGGAGTACGGCAAGGCGCTGGCCCAGGCCTCGCAGAACTACGCCGCGGCGATCAAGGGCGCGCAGGGTCTCACGGCTGCCGAGCAGTACCAGGCGCAGCTGGAGCGACAACTGCTGCTGCAGCGGGAGCAATACGCCGCGCAGGCGGCAGCCGTCGGCATGGGCAGCAAGGAAGCGGAGCGGTACCAGCAGCGGCTGCAGCTTGAGCAGCAGACCAACGACCGGGTATTGCAGCTGCGCACTGAGCTGGCCCAGGCCACCACCGAGAAACAGCGGCAGGAGCTCCAGGCGCAGATCGACCTGACCAACGAGTACTTGCCGCAGCAAATCGCCGCGATGCAGCAGGGCTGGGCGCAGATGGATGCCGCCATGGCCAACCCCATCAACGGGTGGACGGCGGCCGTCCAGAACTTCGGCGACCAGGCGGCGAACGTCGCGGGGCAGACCCAAAGCGTCTTCTCGACTGCATTCGGAACCATCACGGATGGGATAACCGACAAGATCACGAGCCTTGATCTGTCGTTAAAGTCGCTGGGCGAAGTTGGCGCTGAAGCTGCGCGAGGGATCATTTCCGGCTTCGTGAAGATGGGCGTCCAGATGGGCGCCAATGCGATTCTCGCAATGACGCTGGGAAGTTCGCAGACTGCCGCGACGGTGGCGATGGCCGGAACAACGGCTGCCGCCTGGGCACCGGCAGCGGCAATGGCATCGCTGGCCACCTTCGGCGGTAACTCCGTTCCGGCAGCCACCGCGCTGACCACCACGACCGCCCTGGCGTCCTCGTTGGCAGCGATCCCAGGCCTGGCCACCGGCGGCATGGTGAACGGCGCCGGGACCGGCACCTCCGACAGCAACCTTCGCTGGCTCAGCAATGGCGAGTTCGTGGTCAATGCTGAGGCCACCCGGCGAAATCGCGCACTGCTGGAGGCGATCAACTCCAACGACCGCGTACCAACCTCCTCGAGCAGCAGCGCTTCCACCGCAGCGGTCGCCGGAGGCGCGCCAATCGTGAACCTCTACGAGGATTCCACGAAGGCCGGCACGGTCCAGACGCAACAGCAGGACGGCAGCTGGGTGATCGACATCTGGGTCGCCAGCTTGATGGGCGACGGCACGGTCTACCAGGCGATGCAGTCGAAACTCGGAGTTAGGACGGTGGGCTCATGAGCGAACCGATTCAATACCCATCGCAACTGCCGCCGCCCCTGCAGGACGGCTACAAGCTCAACACGCAGAACCCGAAGCTCTCCACCCAACTGGCATCCGGCCGGGTGCGTGAGCGTCGGCAGTTCACCAATGTCCCGACCCTGGTCAACGTCCGCTGGAACATGGATCAGAACCAGGCGGCGTTCTTTGAGGCCTGGTTCAGGCGCACGCTGGTGGATGGTTCCTTGTGGTTCGACGCGGAGCTCCTGACCCCTGCGGGCTTCGTGCCTTACACCTGCAGGATCCGAGGGATGTACGACGGTCCCGCGCTGGTGCAGGTAAGCCGATGGGAGATCACCGCGACGGTTGAGCTGCGTGAGCGTCCGCTCATTCCTCCGTACTGGGAACAATTCCCGGAGCTGTGGTTCGGCATGAACATCATCGACATGGCCCTGAACAAGGAGTGGCCCGAGGCATGAATCCGCTCGAAGTTGCTTTCGCCTCGCCAGGCACTGAGGTCTTGATTCCTTGCGTCGAAATCACCAGCGAAGCCTGGGCAGAGCCGATCCTGCTCACCCATGGCTTCGAAGACATCACCGCGACGACCGAGGACGGCAGAACGCTGACGTTCAAGGCCGGCGGTATCGATGTGGCGATGCCGAAGAAGGACAACACTGGCAACCAGACAGTGACCTTCGCGATCGATGGCGTCACCGGCGAAGCCCAGAACCTGATCCAGTCGGCGATAGATTCGGAGAAGCGAATCCGCCAGATCCTGCGACTCTACCTCAGCACCAATCTGTCGGCGCCGGCGCAGCGACCGTATTACATGACTGTCCGGAGCGGCACCCTTGAGGTTGAGCATGTCGAAACCCAGGCGGGCTACTTCGACATGATCGGCACCAAGTTTCCCCGCGATAACTACAACGCCGAGCAATTCCCCTGCATCAAGTACGTTGGGTAGCCAATGATTGAGCGATACCTCACCGCCACCTACGAGGATGGCGGACGCGCACTGCCGCGTATCGATTGCTGGGGACTGACGATCCTCGCGCGCCACGAGATGTTCGGTCTCCCCATGCTTTCCAGCTTCGGAGAGGTTAGGCACTCCAACCCCAGGGCGTTCCAACGCGCCTATCACGCCCAAGTGCAGGCTGCGCTCGAGGAGTGCCGGCCTTTCCCGGGAGCGATAGCGGCGGCGCTGCACGGCGACCTCTGCGTCCACGTCGGCCTGGTGGTCGAGCGGGAAGGTCGCCTCCAGGTGCTTGAGATCAACCCCGGCACCCAGGCTCGCATCGTTCGGCTGCAGGACTTTAGAGACCGCGACATCTTCACCAAGGTGATCTTCTACCGTGATCGAATTCTTCGCGAACAAGCTGGACCCGGAGCCGCTCCGGCAGTACCGGATCGGTGAGACCTGCTCCCTGCATAAATGGCTGCAGAGCAACGTCCGCACATACTCGCCGGAAACCGCGCACCAGGTGAGCATTGAAGTCGAAGGGGCGCTGGTCCACCACAGCAACTGGGAGGCCACTGAAATCGCGCCGGAATCGCGAGTTCGCATCTGGCACGAGCCGAAGGGCACTGACCCGATCTCCATCACCATCGCAGCCATCAAGGGCGTGCAGGCGGTGATGAAGCTCTTCATGCCACGCATCAAGATGCCCAACAGCAATTCGCCCAACCAAGGCGACCCGCTGGAGGGATCGAAAGCCAAGGCAAACTCAGTGAAGTTTGGCGACATCGTGCGCGAAGCTGCAGGTCGCAACCGTATCTACCCCGACTACATCGTTCCGCCTCGCCGCCGCTTCGTGAATCCGCGCGAGGAATGGGTTCAGATGCTGCTGTGCCTGGGGAAGGGTGAGTTTCAGATCGACCCATCGGAAATCAAGATCGGTGACACGCCGCTGATTTCGCTGGGTTCGCGTGCGCGTTATGCCATTTTCCAGCCTGGGCAGAACGTCTCTGGCGACCCGGCATCGGTCTGGTGGCACACGGTGGAGGAGGTCGGCGCCACGGCTACGGGAACGGCGGGCATCGACCTGACGGTGACAACCGCAGTTGAGCAGAACGCTACGGCGCAGCAGTACCTGTTCGCTGGCAACCAGGTGAGCGTGCCTGCAGGCGCTGGATCACTGCCGGCAGGCTGGTCTGCCGGGATGATCATCCGGGCAGAGGCCCAGTATCAGTACACCGTTACCAGCGGCACCGGCGCCGGCGGCCGTGACACTATCTCCGGACCTCTCGCACAGTTGGGCGCGTTTCCGGGAATGAAGATCGAGGTGGTTGGCGACAATGCGGGTTACTACGTCGTCAACTCCTACACCGCACCAGCCGGCAGCACTCCGGCGCAGATAACGCTCAACACTACAGGTGGGGCGCCGGTCACTGGGTTGAAGTCGGGAGTGGGGTGGGCGGCGATCGGGTACCAGGGGCTGCGTTTCCGGCTCTCTGCCGCATCCACCAGCATCCTCACCCTGGTGCGCCTCACCGATACTGGCGCCACTGATGGCACGTGGCCTGGCTTCGACTCCCTGTCGACCACTTCTGCTGTGCTGACGCTGGACAGCAGCAACACCGACGGAGATTGGTCTGGGC